CCTTCGGGAGCTCACGACTAAGGAGATAAAATTATGGCATATCCAGTAGATGTAAAAGCAACACATCTTACAGCTTCCGGAGACGTATTCGCAGGACCCGCTAGGGTTTTGGGAATTTATTATTGTAGTGAGGGGGCATTAGGAACTATTGAAATTAGAGACGGTGGTTTAACTAGTACTGTTGTTGCTACATTCGACGTACCAATAGGATCAACGACTGCCGGAGAACCTGCAGTTTATCAAATCGATGTTCCAGGTAATGGAATCAGATGTGAGACCAGTGCTTATGCTAAACTTACCGGTGGAGTAGATAAAGTTACGGTATTTTACGGTTAGGAGGCTAAATGGCGACATCCTCAACAGTTGCATTTAACCCTTCGGTTTCTCAATGCATCGAAGAAGCTTACGAAAGATGTAATGTACAATTAACATCTGGGATGAGTTTAAGAACTGCTCTTTTTTCCCTTAATATTTTATTAAGTGAATGGGGAAACAGAGGAATTCATTTTTGGGAAGTAGCTAATAGCAGCCTTTACCTTACAGAATCTCAACGTCAATATGATATCTATTGGGATTCTACAATACGAGATTCTTCCACTACCTATCCATCAACAACGGATGGTTCTTCGGCTTATGTTTATAATGCCACTGATATTTTAACCGCTTCTTATCGGAGTGGAACTGGAACCAGTCAAACTGATGTGACTCTCACTAAAATTGATAGAGCAACTTATGCCGCTCTCTCTAATAAAAATTCAGAAGGACAACCTTCTCAATTCTGGGTTCAAAGATTTATTGATAAAACAACTGTCACTCTCTACATAACTCCAGGCAGTTCACAAGCCGGTAAGTATCTTAATATTTATTATGTAAAAAGAATTTTTGATGCAGGGATTGCTCATCCAGATTCGCAAGCTTCGGATACTCTTTCAGCTTATTCCCGTACAGGAGATGTTCCTTACAGATTTTTTCCACCTTTAATTTCTGGATTAGCTTTTTATTTAAGTCAGAAAATTAATCCGGCTAGAACACAAGAATTTAAACTTCTTTATGAAGATGAACTGGCTAGAGCTCTTGCTGAAGACGGTTCAGCTTCTAGTACTTATGTAACTCCTCAATCTTATTATCCAGCGGGGTAGCTAATGACAGCAAGATTTTCACAAGGTAAATATTCAGATCGGGATGGACAAGCTTATCCTTATACGGAAATGGTTAAAGAATGGACAGGTGCATGGGTCCATGTTTCTGAATTTGAACCTAAGTCTCCTCAATTAGAATTGAAAGTAACAGGAGGAGATCCTCAAGCTTTACAACATCCTCGAAGTGCAAGAACAGAATTTGCAACGACTAGTTTATTACAATATAGCCCCTTCTTTACGACTACGGCTGCTACAGCGGTTATTCGAGTTTTTCAACCCGGTCATGCACGTACATTAGGAAACACTTATCGATTCTATGGACCTCCTACAGTGGCTCCTGGTACAGGAACTTCTACTAACCCAGTATCTCAATATGCTGATTGTCAAAATGTAGATGGCATTGCAGGGTCCGAAATTTGTAAGACAGCTGGACATGTTATTTCACAATATGGAAGTACCTATGATCAAACCTATAATAATTATCAGTTTACAGTGACATCAGGGACTGCTACAAATGGAGATACTCAAGGAGGAGGCGGATCAATTTCGATTGGTCCTGTAACTTTACAATCATAATGGCTAACTTTACTTACGCAACTTTAACCACAGCAATTCAAAATTATACCGAAGTAGGAACCTCGGTTTTTACTTCTACCATCACGGATCAATTCATTGAGAACGCTGAAGAAAGAATTTTCAGGGATGTTAATATTGATGCTTATCGTTATTATGCTACTGCAAGTTTAGTTATAGGACAGACAACATATAACACCCCTACATCCGGATTAATTACAAGAGCCCTTAAACTAACAGACAGTTCTAGTAATATGTGGTATTTACAAAAAGTGGATCAAACCATGTTAGATGAATATAGTCAGGATAAATCTACTGTGGCTGCCTACGCAAAACCTAGATATTTTGCCATGTATGATGGAGGATCCGGTACTACACCTGGATACTGGAAAATAGCTCCCGCTCCTGATGTAGCTTATACCGTTGAATCTGAATATATAAAAATGCCAACGGGTTTAGACTCTAGCTCACCAACAAGTACTTTTATCAGTAAGAATTTTGGAAACGGCCTTCTTTATGCTTGCCTCGTTGAAGCTTTTGGATTTTTAAAAGGTCCAATGGATATGTTGACATACTATGAGCAACGGTATAAACAAGAAGTAGATAAATTCGGTCTTGAACAAATTGGAAGACGTAGAAGAGGCGATTACACAAGTGGTACAATCAGAATTCCTCTGAATACTCCGTCAACGACAGACGCGGGTTTAACTAAATAGGAGACCTTATGGCAGTTACAACAGCAGTATGTAATACATTTAAAACAGAAGTTTTAAAAGGTGAACACGACTTTGCGGTTAGTCAAGATAAATTTAAAATTGCTTTATACTTAACAGGAGCAACGATAAATAAATCGACTACTTCTTATGGCACAACTAGTGAATCTTCTGGAACAGCTTATACAGCTGGAGGAAAACTTTTAGCTATTGCTAGTCAATTGGTTACATTAGAAACTGATACAGCGTGTGTTGATTTTGGAAATGTTTCTTGGCAAACGGCAACGATTACAGCTAAGGGCGCCGTTATTTATAACACTTCGAGTTCTACAACTCGGAAAGCGGTTTGTGTTTTAAATTTTGGTGGCAATAAAACTTCTACAGCTGGAACATTCACAGTTCAATTCCCAGCAGTTACTGACACTCAAGCTATCTTAAGAATAGCATAAGGAGGAACTCCTTATGGCGAACTCTTGGGGTGAATCCGGCACTTCCTGGGGATATGGTCTCTGGGGTCAACAAAGCGATACTACAGTTACACTTACAGGTATAGGACTTACTTCTTCTTCTGGAGAAGTGTCCGCTTATAATACTACAGGTTGGGGACGTTTAACTTGGGGGGAAAATGGTTGGGGTATTCCAGGATTAAATGAAACTGTTTCTGTTACAGGTATAGGATTAACTTCTTCTTTAGGTGATGAAACCGCAACCGGAACAATTGAACAAGGTTGGGGTCGAGGATCCTGGGGTAATAGAGTTTGGGGCGGTGCTTATTCGGTTATACCAACTGGTGTTTCTGCAACTGCATCAATCGGAGATACGACTGTTGTTGCTGAAGCAAATGTAAGTCCAACAGGAACTTCTACTACCGCAAGTCTTGGAGCTGTTTCTTTATTGCTAGGAGCTACAGTAACTCTAACCGGCACATCTGTAACAAGTTCTCTTGGTAGTGTTACCATTTTAGAAAATGAAATTGTTACTCCAACAGGAGTATCAGCAACCTCTACAGCTGGACAGCTTCTTGTTGTAGGACCGGGAACTGTTTCTCTTACAGGCATAGGCATGACGGCCTCTTTAGGAGATGAAACCGCTAGCGGAGGTACTTTTGCATCAGTCACAGGAGAGGGTTTAACTTCTGGTATAGGAACAACTACCGTTGAATTACTTACGAATGTACCTGTAACGGGAATAGGTTTAACAGGAAGTTTAGGAAGCGTATCTACTGTAAGTGAAGCCCATGTTTTTCCAACTGGAATTGGATTAACAGCTACTGCTCAAGGTTCAGCTTTTGCCTGGGCTCCCGTTGATAAAGGAACCACTAGAACTTGGAGTTCTGGAGATAAAGGGGATACTGTTACATGGACTACGGTAGATAAGGTGGCATAATGGTTGACACGTTGTTATCAATTGCTATATAAATATTAATTATGGCATCAACTTATACAGGTTTAGGTACCCAATTAATGACAACCGGCGAAAAAGCCGGTACATGGGGAACCCTTACTAATACAAATTGGAATATCAGTGAACAGATTGCTGGCGGTTATATCGAAGTAGATATAAATGGCGGAGCTCAAACAACAACTTTAGCTGTAAATGATGGAACAGCAGGCGCGGCTCTTGCACATAGAGTTATAAATTTTATAGGAGCTATTACAGGAAATCAAATCGTAACTATTCCTTTGGATGTTGAAACTTTTTATATAGTAAAAAATACAACAACTGATGGTACAGATGCTTTTACCGTTCAATTTAAGTATGTTACGGGATCAGGCTCTAGCGTTACTTTCGCTGGAGGAATGGAGCACATTAGCAAGTTGTTGGACCAGTCAACGGAGAACTATTCCGATAACGACCCCGAATCGGAGGACGGCCCACACTTGGTCGTCGTCCCGGACGGGGACGGTGCCTGACTGTGAT